AATAATAAAGAGCGAATGGGGGTCGAGATAAATGGGCTTTAAAAATATATCTAATTGGCCACAAGATAATGACATGAAACCAAAAAGTTTTTTAATAAAATTGGGATTTACGAATGGTAAAGAAATGACCATTATTAACAAAGATAACCATGAAGCTTTGGGGAAAGAAAAAGATTATATTCCGGCAAAAATAACGATTGGGATTCAGCAGGATAGTGAACATTGGGATAATCCCCAGTTCGTTATCCAGGTAACCATGGTAATGGACAGGGACGATGTTCGGAAGGTTTATGATGGGAAATAGATGCGTTTGGGTTTGGGTTATGGTTGGAGATAATAGATTACTTATCCCGAACAATCCGGAATGCTGGCTTGATATGAGAACGGAGAATAAGCCGATTGATGGATGGTTAGAATTGCCAGAAGATAAAAATTGCCCTTTCTGTGATAAAAAAATCGAGGTTAAAAATGGATGAATTAAAAAGCATTGAAGAAAAATTTGTAAGTGATAGGGTTTATAACCTGTATAGTATAGGCCTAAAATTGGGGGTATCCAGGGACACCATACACCGCTGGATCAGGGAGGGCGTGATCAAAAACGTCACAAAGGGAGATCAAGTCTATAAAGTGAAAGTAAAACTGAAAGCGGAACTGGTGGGTGGTTGCTGGAAGGCGCTGGGTGCAAACGTAAAAGCCTTTTTGCGGGATATCCAGAAAAATTAACATACGTAAACAATGGTAAATAGTATTAAATAAGTGAGGAAAATGAGGCGCTTTTAAATTACTATTAAAAGTGAAAGATGAAAACTATAGAGATTAAATGTAAAGGGAATCGATATTTACCAATAAGCGAATTAACGGAATTACAGGGAAATCTTAAAGAGCTTACGAAAGTAAATGCTGAGAAATTAGAAAGGTCAATTCTGAAATACGGGTTTTCTTTCCCGGTTTTTGTCTGGAAGAACTCAAAGCATAATTATATAATTGATGCTCATCAAAGGCTTTTAGTGTTAAAACAGATGATAAAAGACGGGTTTACGCTGCCAGACCTGCCTGTATGTGATATAGAGGCTAAGGATATTAAGGAAGCTAAGGAAAAGCTGTTAATGCTTAATTCTCAGTATGGAACCATAACGGATGAAGGACTTTATGAATTTATTGAAACCGCCGGGATAGAATTTGATAATATTAAGGATGATTTGGAGTTTAGAATAAATCTTGATAAATTTGGGGATAATTTTTACAATGATTTAGAAGAAGTTGAAATTAAGGAACCTGAGAAAGAAAATATCAAATGTCCTGAATGTGGATATGAGTTTAAATGACTAAAAAGAAATTGAACCCTCAAAGAGATTTTGACTTAAACGCAATCGAGATAGGGGACGGTTTAAATATTAATGAAAACGATTTAGCAGAAAGTTCCATCTACAATAAAGAAGAAATACCAATAATTTATAAAACAAATACGATTAATATAGCAAGGCGTGCAAAAAGTGAAGATGCTTTATTTAAAGTATTGAATTATGAAGGGGAATTAAAAAAAGGATATTCTTATCATTTTTTAAGTGCTGGGGACATAGATATTCTATCATACTTGAAATATTTTATACGTTTCAAAAAATACGAAAATGTTTTAATTTCAACCTGGTGTATGGCGAGACATGATATAACCGAAATTAAAGAATGGCTTGATAATAAACAAATAAAAACGTTTCATTTATGTTTAGGGGAAATATTTAAAGGATCGTATGGCTTTGAATATGGTATGCTGAGAAAATTACAAACTGACGGGTATAATATAAAAATAACGATATTCAGGAATCATTCTAAAATAATACTAGGTCATGCAAAGCCGAATTATTATTTTGTTATTGAAAGTTCAGCAAATGTCAACACTAACCCCAGGACAGAAAACACTACAGTATTTATTGACAAAGAGTTATATTGGTTTTATTATAAATATTTTAATTCAATCAAATCATATGAAAATGAAACATAAAAACCCCGGGGGTAGGCCTAAAAAGTGGAGTGATAAAGAAATCGAATTAATTAGAGCAAAACTCAACGAATATATAAACAAAACCCAAATCCCTATTATTGCAGAATTCGCTTATAAAAATAATCTTTTAAGAGAATCCCTATATGATAATGAAGAGTTTTCTACACTATTAAAAAAATGTATTTATAAAAAGCAGGTAATGTTAGAAAAAGGAACATTAATTGGTCAATTAAATCCAGCTATGGCGATATTTAGCTTAAAACAAATTGGATGGAGAGATAAACAAGAGATCGATCACACTATCCAGGGCTTAGGCACTTTATTCCAAAAAGATCCGAATGAAAAAGAAAACAATGAATCTGAAAAACCTGACAAAAAATGAACTTAATAATTTATATGAAAACCGTAGAAGATACCGGGATCATCCGGCGGGTCAAATCATGTTTGCAAAAGAGGTTATGCACCTGGTCCCAGATTTGCAGCAAGAAAAAGCATTATTATTATTTCAAGAGAAAGGCAGGGTAGCATTGAAAGCCGGGCATGGAGTAGGAAAAACAGTTATTTTGGTAATCCTTATGTTTCATCAACTGTTTTGCTATACAAACTCCATTGTCGCTTGTACAGCTCCGACCCAACATCAATTAATAGATGTTCTCTGGACAGAGGCCGCCAGGTGGTTAAATAAAAGCAAAGTATTAAAGACATTTTTCCTCTGGACAAAAACCAGAATAATGGTGAAGGGATTTGAAAATATATGGTATGCAGTAGGTATTCCCTCAAGCAATCCCAATTCTTTATCCGGGATGCATGACCCAAATTTATTATATTTAATGGATGAGGGCCCAGGGATCAAAGAGGCTGCTTTCCCGGTAATGGAAGGGGCCTTAACAATGAAGAGGAATAAAGTCGTTATGGTGGGTAATCCTATAAGAATTAATGGATATTTTCACAGCGTGTTTAAGGACCCGCAGGGATGGGGTACTGCCACTCTGTCTTGTTTGGAGAGTACCTTGGTCGACCCTAATTATCCAAAAGGGATTGCCGGGAGGTTTGGCGAGAATTCTAATATTTACAGGGTTCGGGTTTTGGGCCAATTCCCCACCGGCGAAGATGACAGTATCCTCAGCATTGACCTGGTAACGGAAGCCATGAACCGGGAAAAACCTTTGGTTGATTCTGACGTGGTTGAGGGTGGTGCCGATGTTGCCAGATACGGATCTGACAGGACGGAAATTTATATGCGAAAGGGTTTTGATGCCCGGCTAGATCATGCAGAAATATTCAGCTCAGACGGAACTGCTGTCCAGGCTTTAATTATGAAAATGATTATAAAGCACAGACCCTCTTCCTTTAAAATTGATGAGGGTGGAATGGGGAGTATTATAATTGATAATGTGCGGAAAGCCTGTGAAGAGCAGCACATTGTTTGCAATATTATAGGAGTTTTGAATAACCAAAAAGCGATTAATGACCGGGAGTATGAAAACGCCGGGACCGAAATGCACTTTGATTTACAGGAGACTTTAAAAATTGCTTGTATTCCCAAAGATGATGAACTACTTGGGGAAATGACGCTCAGGAAATACACTCACAATAGAACTACCGGGCGGATAATAATGCAGGATAAAGAATCATTAAGAACTAAAATGAAAAAAATTGCAGGGTTTAAATCTCCCGATAAAGATGAGGCCCTGGCGCTTTGTTTCTATCAGGTATCAGGAAGACCGGGAGATCCCGGAGTAATGGAATATTATCAAGAGGATGAATTAGTAAATTTTTAAGAGGTGAGAAATGTTTGAAGAATTAGCGGCAAGTTTAGCAGGAAAAGAAATATTAAAAAGGCCACCTGAAGGATCTGTTTATGTGGCCGAAAAGGATGATCAAGGGGAAAACCCAAATGATTATTTTGGGACCACTGATGACGTGGTTGCTCAGGTCACTGAAATGGAAGAGCTGGATCCTAAATTATTTGGGTTAGTTCAGACTAGAAAGCTGGCTGTCCTATCATTAGAAAGTGGAATAAATGGGGATGGAGTTGAGGCTGATTTTGCCCGCGAAGTCTTTTATAATATATCCGATATGCATACCGTGCTTTACGAAATGCTTTCTGCAATACCAGTAGGGTTTTCTGTTATGGAATTAGTTTGGGGTGTTTTGGACAGCAAGTTTGTTATCACGGCGATAAAAGCCCGTAAGCAAACCAGGTTTAAATTTCACGATAAAACAAACGAATTGCTACTTATCACAGAGCAGGATACAGAGGGCAAAAGAGTTAATCCTTCCAAGTTTGCTGTAACGACTTTCCAACCGAAATATTCTAACCGATACGGCCAGGCGCTTTATATGAAGCTTTACTGGTATTGGTTTATCAAGAAAAAGTCAGTGAAGTTCTGGTCAATATTCACTGAACGGTTTGCGGTTCCCGTAGTGATAGTAAAAGAGGGGAAAAACACCAGCCCCAAGGATAAGCTTGCCCTGGATAATTTTGTTAAAAAAATCCGGACAGCTATTGGCATCAAAATTCCAGAAGATGTTATTATAGAATTCTTACAGGCTCAACAGGCTGGAACAATTACTACATATACAGAATTTATGGGTTATTTGGACACTAGCGTCGCCATTGCGGTACTAGGCCAGACTTTAACCTCTGATACGGGGAAAACCGGATCGTACGCTCTGGGTAAGATACACGAAAACGTCAGGGGTGATATCTTGCTCGCTGATATTTTTATGGTGGAACAGTCAGTAAATGACAATATGATTAAACCCTTGGTGGATTTTAATTTCTCTAATGTGAAAACTTACCCCCGTTGGAGTATTGCTAAAGGGCGGGCGATTAATCAGAAAGAAATAGCTGAAGTAATAGAGATATTAGGAAAAGCTGGATTTAAAAAGACTCCAGAAAGCTATGTTCATTCCACTTTTGGAATTCCGGTACCGAAGGAAGGGGAAGCGACCCTTGAAATGGGATCCCCTACGGCCCCTCCCCCTGGTGGAGGTATTGGGCAAAGTAGCTTTGCGGCTCATATTTTAAAAATGGAGCAGGATACTTTCCTGGAGGATTTAAGGAAATTGGGTTAAATGGCTATAGGCGTTGACACCATTATAGAAAGGTCGGTTCTTTTAAGCCTGCCTATTTACCGGAAACAGACGGTCAGGTGGATAAATGAAACCCGGCAGCTAAAATCATATAAATCTTTTGTTAGTTTATCTCCAGTGGATAAAGCCATGCAAAAGCTCTTGGAAAAATCTGATACCTTGGCATATATGACCGGAGTCTTTGAGATAGATTCAGAAATTAAAGCGAATAATAAGGCGGAATTTACCAGGGATCTTAAATCGACCGGGATAGATGAGGCTCTTCGGATCTTAAAAGGGAAAAATATCATTTCTCCTGAAGAATTTAGGGCATTAGTTGCCGAGCTTAAATCGATCACTTTCTCCGTCCAGAAAATCGAGAGAATTAGCGCAATTATAGCGGTTAAAGAATCCCT